AAACTTACACAACTTGAGATACTTGATTTGGGAGAAAACAAATTGAACTCAATTCCAGAAAGTATTAGGAAACTTACACAACTTAAGGAACTTTATTTGAGTGAAAACAAATTGACCTCACTTCCAAAAAGTATTGGGAAACTTACAGAACTTAGGGAACTTTATTTACGCGAAAACAAATTGACCTCACTTCCAGAAAGTATTGGGAAACTTACAAAACTTCAGAGTCTTGATTTGTATGATAACAACTTGACCTCACTTCCAGAAAGTATTGGGAATCTTACAAATCTTCAGAGACTTACTTTGATAGATAACAACTTGACCTCACTTCCAGAAAGTATTGGGAATCTTACAAAACTTACGGAACTTATTTTGAACCATAACAACTTGACCTCACTTCCAGAAAGTATTGGGAATCTTACAAAACTTAAGACACTTTATTTGTTTAATAACAACTTGACATCGCTTCCAAAAAGTATTAGGAAACTTACACAACTTAAGAGACTTCATTTTGGTAAAAACAACTTGACCTCACTTCCAGAAAGTATTGTGAAACAACTTACACAACTTACAGGACTTAGGGTAGTTGATTTGACAGAAAACAAGTTGACCTCACTTCCAGAAAGTATTGGGAAACTTACACAACTTGAGGCACTTTATTTGGACAAAAACAACTTGACCTCACTTCCAGAAAGTATTGGGAAACTTACAAATCTTCAGAGACTTACTTTGACAGATAACAACTTGACCTCACTTCCCAAGAGTTTTAAAGAATTACGAGATGATATACGTATATTATATCACAGTCGTCATATTCATATAAATAGAGATAGATTCATTAAATTATTTCAAAAAAACAATCAAAATACAAATGTGAAAATGGCAAAAGTAAACAATATCTTTAAAAAGGCAAATGTGAAAATGACAAACGTAAGCAATACCCCTAAAAAGGCAAATGTTGAAATGAAAAATATGTTTAATACACCTAAAAATAAACCAATACCAATATCAGTCCAAAAAATACTCAAAAGAAAACTACAGTTTGGAAATGGAAATACTCCATCCAAAAATAACAAAAATTCAACGGTAACACCTAGCAAACCATTTCCTAATGTAACCAAAATGAATGTTAATGTCGCAAAAAGACAAAAATTAGTTTCTGAACCTCCGAAATTGAATCCAGAATTAAATAAATTAAAAAACAAGGTAATTAATTATATTGGACAAAGACAAGATAATAAAAGGCAACTAATTAATAAAATACTTCTTACAAATACAATTATACCCGAATTACCCGAATTAAAAAACATATCTGACAAAAACGCCAGACTTATAAAAAATGCAGTTAATTTCCATTTTGGATATAAAACACCGTTCGTAAATAGGAGAAAAATGAAACCGGATAATTTTAGAACTTTTACAAACCCTCGACCAGTAACACCTAATACACCATACAAATACGCAGGGCTTAATATCATACCTTTTAATGAAATAAAACCTAAAAGTAATAAATATACATTTAGAAGTGATTTAGGTAATTTAACGGGAATTAAAAGAAAAGTGAATAAAAATTATCCTACATATTTAAACCTTAATTATAATGATGTAGGACTTCAACAATTTTATTATTATTATAAAGAAGATGCACTACAATTTAGGGGAGATTCTACTGATATTAATCTTCTAAATGCATTTTTTATTCATCATTATAGTAAGAAATTATTACCCAAACAAAAAAAAGAATTGATAGAACTTCATAAAGCGAATTTATCATACTATATACTAGTATATGGTTATGATAAAGATATCGATTTTTATTTTATAGAAACATTAAAACCTTTAGAATCATACGACAAAAAAGCTTATAATGATATTACAAATTTTATTAGAACATTTGGTAAAAATGCTAATCTAAGGAGTGACTCACTACAAGAGAAGAAAAAATTTTATAATAATTACTACAAAAGAATTGTAAATAGTACATTTGAAGAGTTGAAAAATAAATCACCTAAAGAACGTAGTAGAAAACTCAATAGCGTTAGACTTCAAAAGGGTTTGCCCCCTAGTGAAATTGCTAAAATAAAGAAAATGTTGTCTAATTCAAATAATAAAAAAAAAATATCTAATAAAAGTAAATGAACAGTAGCATCCTTCTAGCCATAGTATTATCTATTCTTGTTCTTTGGTTGATACAAAAGAATAAGGAATGCTACACATACAATAACTATGCCAATATGGGTTCTCTAACCCAAGAATATATTGCCACCCACCCCAATCGCCGTGTGTCTGACTATTTCGCACACTGTGCTCCAGGTGAGGATTGTTGATAAAAATTAAAAAAAAATAACCTAAGTTAGTGTAATGAGTAACGGAAATGAACACAAAATGCGTCCTTACACCATCACTAAGATTTCAGAGGTTTTAAATGTCCCAGTTGAAGATGTATGTTGTGTAAATATTGAGAAATCTATCTTCAACTGGACTATCGAACGCGCTACAGAATTGGGACAACCTGCGAGTTGGGAAAATCCCCGTGTCAAGGGTATTTATAAACAAAAATTTTTGAGTATTTTACATAATCTTAAACATAGTCCAATGCTCAAAGATAAAGTATTGAATGGAACTATAAAATCTCAAAATATATGTAGTCTCTCCCCAATTGGTTTATGGCCTGATGGACCAATAGATAAGGTTAAACAAAAGAGAGTGGCTATTGGACTCAAAAAGGAATATAACAATAAAGAAGAAAGACCAGATGGTTTCTTTCAATGCCGAAAATGCAAACAAAAAAAGACAAGTTATTATCAATTACAAACTAGAAGCGCAGACGAACCGATGACAACCTATGTATCATGTCATATATGCGACATCAATTGGAAGTGTTAGCCCCATATTTCCCTGTCATAGTATTAATGTAATACACACTATGTGTTAGGTCTGTTGGCATGTCCCCAACTGAAAGAATAAATTTTAATCCAATTTGTTGTTTAACAATACCTTTTTGTTCTGCTGGAGCAAATATTAAATAATCATATGGAATATCCAATGCGTGTAATTGCATTTTTGTTATTTGAACATTTTCCTCATAATGAGGTCTCGCTGTTATGATCACAATTTTATATCCCAGAGCATCTGCCTCTCGTATTAACTCTATCATTGGTACCATTGGTTGTCCTGTAGATCCAAGTAATTGATAGATCAGTGTGTCATCTATGTCAAACATAACGGCATCATCATGTTCTATAGTTCTATTTTGTAAAACATCAATTCCAAAGAATAACTGATCTTTCATTTATTATAAATGGAGATAAAGGTTTAAGTGATTACAAATAAAATGCAACCAAACGAATACGAATTGGTTGATGTAGTCATGGAAGATGGAACTGTTTCAATTGCTCGTATCGTAGAAGTCAAGGGTGATGATATATTGGTGTCATTTCTTTCACCTGTGCGAAGAAATACCTTTTCTTTTGAAGATGATATTGAATTAATCCCAAAAGAAGCTATATGCGGTTTTTATAATACAGATGATTTGACAAAGACTGGTGCTTATCAACAAATACAACCCAATAAATATGAAATGTTGGATTATGATTCAGATGAAAGTGATCTGGATTTTATTCCAGATGAATATGAAAGCGAGGATGACGACGATGATATTTCATTAGAAGATGAAGAATAATTTTCTATCATTATTATAAATGAAACCATACACAATTACAGCCATTGCTATAATCGCTTTAGTTATTTTTTATAACAGGACACAAAATAACAACAAGGAAGGCTACTGCCCAATGTGTAGTCGTTAAAATATATTTCACTCATTTCATTAATGAATTTAAAAAAATGAAATGACTAAAATATAATGGACTCTATACAAATTTTTGATGATTTTCTTGAACCCAATGAACTTTATGAATCTATAGATACTATGGATAAGATTTCATGGACTTATAGTAGGCAAAGTCGTGCAGACACCCCTCTTTTTTGGACTTGTGATTTAAAGGATAATACACTTTTCAATCATACGGTGTTGAATATTTTATCTAAAAAAGTTGGTATGGAATTTGAAATACTTGACTTATATTCGAGTGGTCTCACGTTTGGTTTAGATGGTTTTTATCACACAGATTGTGATGATGAAGATCATTATTCATTTATATTATACTTGAGTGATATAAATGAAATGAATATAGAAACTATAGGGGGTCATCTATTATTTAAAGATGGAAAAAATGTCAAGTGTATAGAGCCATATTTAAATAGAGGGGTATTTTTTGATTCAAGGGTTTTACATCGCGCTTTAGCACCGTATAGGTCTGGATATGTTTTACGCATCGCATTGATATATAAATTGAAAGTTAAAAAATAGATTCTATAAAAATGTATGGCTCCTTACAATCCACCCATCGCTCATTACAATGAAGTCGATGTCTCTGAATATGATGACGACACGATGTATGGTTTTATAGGTAAAGAAGGTCGTCGTTTTTACTGGTTGACCCGTATGTTAGGACTTGATTATTTATGGTATGACGAGGGTCGTAAAGTTGTAGAAATTTGGGGTTCATACGAAACGCATTTGTTGGGTCAAACAAAAAATATTATCATGTGCGAACTCGAACATTATTGTAAAAATAGAACCCAAGTCGAGTAGATTTTAATATATTTTTTAATACAAAATGAAGACATTTTCACTTGAAAGCCTCCTTCACCAAGAACCCACTGTGGTTTATACACATAAACGCCAACCTGTTCATAGAAAAAAAGATTACATAAATGATTTAAGAAAAAATTATAAGGCACTCGGTCTCGACTTATCTCGTGTGGATAAAATAAACGCAGAAATTCCAGAGTTAGAAACATGTGACACACACAAGGAAATAAAGGAAACCATTGACTTGGTGGATCGTGTCATAGTTCAATTCTCTTACGATGAAGAAAATAAAAAAGTAAATGTTCGGTTGAATACTTCTTCCATTGAAGTACTTGATTATTATGAAAAAACAACGAACCCACCTTTGGAATTAAAAATAGATGCCTACAAAAGTTTAGGTGCTTCAGAACATTTTATTAAAAAATTTGTCAAAAATGAAAAAAATATGATAACAAGAAGTGAAAAGTTGTGGGAAAATGTCTTGAAAATATTTGAAAAGGAACAAACAAAAACAACGCGAAGAAAAGTAAAAAAGGTGGTAGAAGAAGAGGAACTACAGGAGGAGGAGGAAGAAGAAGAAGAAGAAGAAGAAGAAGAAGAAGAAATTTTTGAAGATGAAACTCTTGAGGATGGTGATGCAGTTCCAGATGAAGAAATAATTGAAGAAGAGGAGATACTCTTGGATGAAGATAATTAATACAAAAAAAATAACCAATAGTATTATAATACAATGAATAATTCAAATAATAATATAATTAATAACTCGAGTGGTAAAAATGCAATGATATTATTAATTGTTATATTAGTTATTCTTGTAGTCGGTATTATTTTAATGATTGTATTTAAAGGTAAAAAATACGACGCTACTTCAAATGTATCCACACCTACGACTACAACCACAACACCACCAGTTGTTTCAACACCCGATCAACAATACGATCCGTATTCGGTTTTAGGTATGTCGGCATATTATGAAGCCATGTCATTTTCACAAACAGATGGATGGAAGGATACTTCTCCAGCGAACAATACAATTACCCCAGAAAATACAAGAGGTGTTATTAAATCGTCTGGGACTTTTATTTATGGTGGCACAGAAGATGGATTTAAAATACCAACAAGTGTCATTGATCAGGAAACTGGAAACTATACCATGTTCTATATTGGTAAATATAATGGTTTTACTAGAAAAAGAATTATAACTGATATTGCGAATGATTGGTATTCAGGTTTTAATGATGATAAAATTGGTGTGACATCGAGCAATGTATCTGCGAGTAATAATAATGCACACACTGAATGGATATTAGTCACAGATCAACCAGGGAGATTTAGAGTAAATGGAACGGAAATCATTGTTCCAAATATAATTGTTTCCAATATTTCCAATGTTTCAGATACTTCCAATATTTCCAATGTTTCAGATACTTCCAATATTTCAAATGTTTCAAATACTAGTAATATATTTACCCCCGCTGTCAATATGTCTACTGTTTCAAATACTTCCAATGTTTCAACTAATTCCAAACCAACACAAATCACAGTAAATTACGGAGGTGATGTGAGATTTTATTCGGATTGGGCTTTCAAAGAAATTATTATTTATTCCAAGATATGTGATAAGAGAGAAATAAATATAGTTGAAAAATATTTGGAAAATAAATATCTCGTAGATTTAAATAAATTACATGGTATTCCAGAAAATGCGGATATGAAAGATGTCACAGAAATTGGTGTGAATGATAGTTTTGAAGGATGTACTTCAAGTGCTTTAATGAATCAAGCGAAGGCTTTTGCATTTACGGAATTACCCGCACCAAAATGTTTATTATACAATAATACAGATGTATTGAAAAAATGGAGTGGAGACAGATCGAATGTGAATACAATTACATCTTGTAGTGATAAAACTAAATCTGTATATTCAGGGTGTGTAGATAGCACACACGGATTTGAACCTATATTATAAATCTTAATTCTTTTTTATAATCATAATAAATTACAATTATAAAAAGGATATTTTTATTTTATAAAACTTTATTACATTTCGACGACTGGCTCTGGCTCTGGTTCAACGACTGGCTCTGGTTCTGGTTCAACGACTGGCTCTGGTTCTGGTTCAACGACTGGCTCTGGTTCTGGTTCAACGACTGGCTCTGGTTCTGGTTC